ATGCTTAGAGGGCTGGATAAAGTCAGAACTTCAGGCGCTACCTTTTGCCCCTCCCTTCCTGAATATATAGCTATGTGCAAGCCAGAGAAACGGGTAGGCGCTCATGCTCTGGATGCCTTGCCGCCTCCGGTTAAGGTTGTGAGTGATGAGCAAGCAGAGAAGAATATCGGTATTTTACAAGCAATGATGTCAGGCGTGGGGAGAGTGTGATGAACGATTCAATACAGCGAGTGCTAAACCAGTTCAAGCTACACAAGATCATAATCAAATTGGAGGATAACGCCAGCAATTCAGGCTGTTATCATGCTTAAACCTGTATTGCTCAAGCTGGATAAAGAGTTCCTTGCAGACGCTACCCATCGCATGAGCGCAGAAGAGAAAAGGCGACTATGGGATGCGTATTGCGAAGAATACGCAAGAGCTTATACAAAAGAGCCGATCAGCTTCAAGCAGGAGAACGCGGGTCGCTTTGCTGCAAACACAATGGTGCTGAAGAGAGTTAATTTTAGAAAGGAATTAAGGCAATGAAAGGACGTATGTCAGATGAGGTATGGGATTCAGTGGTTAAACTTTTAGTTAGTCTGGATGAGCATCGAAGAGTTTTTGATTCAGCAACAGATCAATTGATGATCTCACCAGAATCACCATTGCAGGAGCCTTTTTACGGGGTAACGGATGATCTAATCACAGCATGTTCTGATCTTACTGGAGATCGTTTTGACAGTTTAAGTTGGTGGGTATATGAAAATGATTTTGGAAGAAACGGCATGGATGCGGGTGCTGATGGAGATATACGGAAAATTATGAGCTATGAAGATCTGCGCTGGTTGCTGGAGGTTGAGGAGCAGTATCGCAATAGAAGGTGAAACGGTGTTGGACTTTACAATGGGGTCAGGAACGACCATTTTAGCAGCTAAAAATCTTAACAGAAGAGGAATAGGAATAGAACTCGATGAGGGATAAAACGGAAAGCGAGCTAGGGTTATAACTAAATGAGTAAAGAGATTGTTCTCATAAAGGCACAAGATGGTTCTTTGCGACCGGCGACAGAGGCTGATGCTGAATTGCTGGCTGGATGGAAGGTGGGGCAAGGGGTCAAGGTGGAGGCTAAACAGGTTTCTGTCAGGTCTCTACAGCACCACAAACTATTCTTTGGCGGGCTGCTTAAGCTCACAATGGACTACTGGGAGGGTAACGGTAACCTGGTGACGGATCAGGAGATAAAGACGCTGAAGCGGTTTGCTGTGTGGCTGGATGAGAAATCCGGCAGCTCAGGAGCTCTAAACGAGGCGTGCAGGACTTTTCTCAACGAGACCAACCAATCACGCAAGAAGAAAGTTGAAGCGCCTGAGAAGTCTATGGAGGGGCTTCTGGTATGGCTGAAGCTGAAGATTGACCATGCGCACCTGGTATCAACACCGGATGGACCCAGGAAGATGCCTAGCTCGATCAATTTCAGGTCAATGGGCCAAGATGGGTTCAACGAGTTCTACAAGAGGGCTTTCTCGTTTTGTTGGCAGTACGTGTTGAGTCAGACTTTCGAGAGCGAGGAAGAGGCGGAGAATGCAATCAATCAAATGGCGAGCATGTGTTGATGTGCAGCATACTATACGGAGTAGAGAGTGAAGAAAACAGCAACAAAAGCAGAGAAGATATATATGGGGCGTGTAGCGCAGTTGCCGTGTGTTCTGTGTGGTGATAGTCCTGTTACAGTTCATCATGTAAGGGCTGGGCAGGGAGTATCACAGAGAGCCTCGAACTATCTTACTGTTCCACTTTGCCCTGACTGCCATCAAGGGCCGCAGGGAGTGCATGGTGATAAAACAATGATGAGGATCTACAAGATGGAGGAGCTGGATATGCTGGCAGACACAATCAGGAGGTTAAGCGAGTGATATCGATATCTTTACCCTGGCCACACAAAGACCTGTCGCCTAATGCACGGAAACATAGGATGGCAATATCCGGGCTAAAGAAAAGGTCAAGGGAAGAGGGGCGGCTTCTTGCTATTAGTCATAAAAACTCTATCCCAGAAGATGGAAGGCTGTACTTGAGGGTGACAGCTTGCCCACCTGACCGCAGAAAGCGCGATAGGGATAACGTGATGGCCTCCCTTAAAGCGCACTTGGATGGCATTGCTGACGGGTTAGGGGTAGACGATAGTCGCTTTGTGCCTCTGTTGATGCCGGACTGGGGGGAGGTTGTGAAGGGTGGACTGATTACCGTGGAGATATTAGATAGTGTTGAGGAATGGATAAGGCCGTTTCAGACTGCCAATCAAGAATAAAATGGGGTATAATGCGCTTTAATGATACATTATACAAAGCTTAATCAAGCATGATCAAAGAAACGACTCCATCGCGAGAGGCGAAGCGGTTAGGAGTGCGCAGCCTGCAAGAGGCCTCCAATATTTCGCAGACAAGCAGGAAGACGCTGGAGAATTGGTATCATAATCGACCGGCGCTTTTCAATATCGTTATTATCGGGTGCGTTTCAATTAAGCATTTATCAAAGCAAACGTAGAGTCTTAGAAGCATGGATGAAATGGATAGAGAGCAACAAAACCAAGAGGCAGAGCTACAGCGGCACATCAACGCTGCCAGGGGAGACATACCGGAGGGTGAGCCGGGTGATTGCACGGAATGTGGAGAGCCATCATCAAGATTAGTTTATGGTGAGTGCGTAGAGTGTCGATCAATGACTGAAGAGAAGCAGAGAGGGTGTAGGTGATTACATGGTTGCTAAAAAGAAAGATCCGGTAAAGAAGAAGGCCGTCGTTAAGAAGAAAGCCGCTCCTAAGAGGAGAGTTGCAGCGAAGGCGAAAGAGAAGCGCCCTGTAGGTAGGCCTCCGAAGTATTCGAGCGTTGAAGAGCTGGAAACACTGATCGAAGAATACTTCCAGAGTGACGATGCCTGCATGATTGTTGGTGATGGAATCAAGGTTTACGCGCCTACTGTTTCGGGATTGGCTTATCACCTGGGCATGAGTACCGAGGCTCTAAGGAACTACGAGCAGAAGGGAGAATTTCTTGCGACAATAAAAAAAGCGAAGCAGAGAGTTGAGATTGTTTTAGAGAAAAGACTGGGGGGAACGGCTCCTGCTGGGACGATTTTTAATCTGAAGAATAACTTTGGATGGAAGGATAAGCAGGAAATCGATCATAACGTATCAATGAGTCACGAAGACGCGCTGGATCAGCTGGATGGATGAACGGGAGCGTCAGATCAGGGTAAGGATGCGTGACGACTTTCCGTATTATGCAGACAAGAACCTGAAGATTCGTCCGAAGAAAGGTGGAACTAAGGTTTTTGAGCTGAACAAGGCGCAGCTATACATTCATGAGAGAGTGGAGCAGCAGAGGCGCGAAACGGGCAGGGTCCGGGCAATCATTCTGAAGGGGCGACAGCAGGGGTGCTCAACGTATGTTGAAGGCCGTATGTACTGGAGGGTTTCGCACAGGAAGGGGATCAGGGCATTTATCCTTACTCATGAAGATGAAGCTACAAAGAATCTGTTTGATATGGTGGAGCGGTATCACGAGTTTAGTAATCCGTTACTGAAGCCAAGCACAGGAGCTGCAAATGGCAAGGAGCTGATTTTTGATAAGCTTGATTCAGGGTATAAGGTGGGGACTGCAGGGAATAAAGGTGTTGGGCGATCTTCAACAATTCAGCTTTTCCATGGGTCTGAGGTGGCGTTTTGGCCGCACGCATCCGAGCACGCTAAGGGTATTCTTCAGGCTATCCCGGATGAAGAGGATACAGAGGTTTTTCTGGAGTCTACAGCTAACGGGGTTGGTAACTTCTATCACCAGCAATGGAAGGCTGCGGAGTCGGGTCGGTCTGGGTATATGGCGATATTCGTTCCCTGGTACTGGCAGGACGAATATGTAAAAAAGGCACCTGCAGACTTTCATAGGTCTGCTTATGAAGAGAAGTTGCAAGAGATGTTTGGTCTTTCAGAGGGGCAGCTTGTATGGAGAAGATCAAAAATCATCGAGCTATCTGCAGGAGGTGCGGACGGGGACGCTTCATTCAAGCAAGAGTACCCAATGACTGCATCTGAGGCTTTCCAGATGACAGGAGAGGCTGGGTTGATTTCGCCAAAAGTGGTGATGAGAGCCAGAAAAGCAACAGTGAGGCCGAGTCATACGCTGGTTGTTGGTGTGGACCCGTCGAGAGGCGGAGATAAGTTTGCTCTGATTCGGAGAAGGGGGCGAAAGGCATACGGTTACGAATATTACGTTGATAGCGCGGTAGACAAGCTGGGGAAGCAGGTTGCAATCTGTAAGAAGGTGCTGGATGGAGAGCGCCCAACAATGATGTTCATTGATGCGGGTGGTGGTGATGCGCTGGTTGATAGGCTGCATGAGCTTGGTTATACTAATGTTCGCGCAGTGGCGTTCGGGTCTTCTCCATTGAATGCGGAGCTGTACAAGAATAAGCGTGCGGAGATGTGGGGGGAGATGGCTGAGTGGATGAATGATGATAATTTACCTGTGGATATCCCGGATGATGACGAACTGCAGTCGGAATTGTGTGCGAGTCCGTACAAGCGCGACTCACATGATCGCATTCAGATGGAGGCTAAAGAGAAAATCAAATCAGAATACGGCTTCTCTCCTGATGGAGGTGACGCGCTTGGTCTCACATTTTCTCAGTCAGTTATCGAGTATAATCAAAACGATTTGATGCCTGAATATTACGGAGACAGCTGATGGCCGAGCAACCAACGTACGAAGATGAAGATTGGAAAGCGAGAGTTGAGCAGGTTGAGGGTGATTTGAATCAAGAGTATACTGAATATTCCTTCTCGAACGGGAAGCAGTTCAAGCGTAGACAGGGGCAGTCAGCTCTATACACTGAAGAGGCAGAGGAATAATGCAGATACTTTCAGGGGTTGATGAAAAGCTCGACGGGCTCAATCAAAATCTAGCCAAGGATGTGATGGCAGCGCTGATAAAGCACTATCCAGCATACGAGCAAGGCTGGACTGTTATCGTAAATCAGCGCGGCGGCGTGATCAACATCTTGAACGCGCTTATCTCCAATCGAATGGGGTACACAGTGCTCACTGTTGACTTAATTAGTGATCCTTCAATGAGAAGCGTGATCATGGGGGCTGGCGAGTATCTTGAGAGGTACCGGTTGTCGCGCGAAAAGGTAATTAACGTTGAGAACTCGCTCTCTGATGTGAAGCGTGACTGGAAACACGAGATGGTGGCAGATCGATGATGAATTCAGCTCAAGCCCCAGCAGATGGGGAGACACAAGTGCAGACAGACAGTGAAGAGCAGCCAGAATCTAGCTGGTTAGCAATGTCGAGAGATGCCTTTGACACGTCCTGTGATTATTACGATGCTGAGGTCAGAAAGCAGGTAGAGAAGTCAGTTAGCCACTTTCACGGCAAGCACCCTGCGGGATCTAAGTACCTGAGTGCTGCGTATAAATTTAGATCGAAAGGGTTCCGGCCAAAGACGAGAGCCATCATAAGGCGTAACGAGGCAGCTGCAGCAGCGGCGCTTTTCTCTACGGTTGATGCGGTAGACATCCAGCCAGAATTGGAAATGGATGAGGCGCAGAGAGTATCGGCGACATTGCTGAAGGATTTGCTGGCGTACCGGCTTGATAACTCCATCCCCTGGTTCAGGACAGCTCTTGGGGCCTATCAAGACAGTTTGACTACAGGCACGGTGATCTCCCACCAATACTGGGACTTTGAAGAGTCTAGCAACTACACCCCCATTACCCAAGATGATGGTGAGTATGTGCTGGACGATGAAGGTGGTGTTGCACTGACAGAAGATCGTGAGGTAGTGAGTGATAAGCCGGTCATTGAACTGCGTCCCGTTGAGAACGTCAGGTTTTCACCCGCGTCAGACTGGACGGACCCGATTAACAGCTCTCCATATCTGATTGATCGCTTTCCCATGCACATCGGTGATATCAAGCAGAGGATGAAGCAGGACGGCAAAGGGCAGTCTGCCTGGCATACCCTTTCTGATGGCCAGCTTGCTATGGGGACTTCGGATACGCAGGAGTCTACCCACAAGAATCGCAATAGAACTAATACAGATCGTGATCAGCGGCATAGTGTCACTGATTTCGATATAGCTTGGATACACAGGAATATTATCCGGCATGAAGGGACGGATGTGATTTTCTACACGCTTGGAACCCACTTTCTGTTGAGTGATCCAATCCCATTGAGAGAGGAGTATTTCCATCTTGGGGCTGGTGAGCGTCCATATGTTATGGGGTCGGCTGTAGTTGAGGCGCATCGCACTTATGCGGCTGGCCTTGCTGAGTTGATGGGAAGTCTTCAGCAGGAGGCTAACGAGATCAACAATCAGAGGCGTGATAATGTCGCGTTAGTTCTGAACCGACGCTACTACGCGAGACGTGCAGCAACAATCGATTACAGATCTCTGACTCGCAATGTGCCGGGATCGATTACTTTGGTTGACGATATCAATAAGGATATCAGGTCAGATGTCATTCCAGACGTTACGGGCTCCTCCTACCAGGAGCAGGACCGCATCAACATGGATTATGACGAGTTGGCCGGTTCATTCTCGACGAGCTCTGTTGGTACAAACCGCCAGTTAAACGAGACAGTTGGCGGTATGTCCATGCTTTCTGAAGGCGCTAACGCCATCATGGAGTATCAGCTCAGGACGTTCGTTGAGACGTGGGTTGAGCCGGTGCTTAAGCAGCTGGTCAAGCTAGAGCAGGGGTACGAGACCGACGAGGGTTTGCTGGCTATGATGGGTGAGCGTCAGAAGCTCTGGCAGAAATACGGGGTCGATGATGTGACGGATCTCATGCTACAGGGGTCAATGACTGTTCGTGTGAATGTTGGATTTGGTGCCACCAATCCACAGAAGAGACTGGAGAAGCTGACAGCTGGCTTGAATACGGTTCGCGAGTTCATGCCTGACGCACTATCAGGAGCAGATCCACAAGAAGTGATTAAAGAGGTGTTTGGGGCTCTTGGGTATCGCTCTTCTGAGAGGTTCTTCCCTGTTTCTGATGAACAAGACCCTCAAGTGGCTCAGCTCCAGCAGCAGATCCAGCAGATGCAACAGCTTCTTGAAGGTAAGCAGCTTGAGCAGCAAGAGAAGACCAAGGTTGAAATGGCAAAACTGCAGGTGCAGCAGGGCAAGGTGCAGATTGATTCAGAGATCGATCAGGCTAGGCTAGGTCAAGATCGAGAGCTTAAGATGATGGATATGGCTCTGAAGCGCGATCTTACAATAGCTCAGCTGCAGGCAAAGCTTGAGATTGACGCGAAGAACGCGGAGTACAAACAGATAGACGCGGTACAGAGGGTTCAGGCGCAGGAAAGAGAGGCGGCAATCAAGCTTATGGAGCAGAACACACGCCGGATGTCCGAGAAAAACAAGGCGAATGAGCTGAACTTCAAAGCAAGCACCGGGAGACAGGGTATCTAATGGAAGACGCAGATATGCAGTTGCTTGACTCAGCAAAGCTGGGGATCGAGGCTGATAGCTTCAAAAGTAGTGCGCTGTACAGATACCTTCGAGCGCGATCAATGGCTGAGTGTGATGATGCTCTGGACGCATTGATTTCTGCGGACCCTGGCGACGTTCAGGCAAATACGAAATTAAGAAACGATATTCGTGTTGCTGAGGGTTGTTTGGCGTGGATAGATGAGGCTGTTGCAGCTGGGGCTATTGCCGTTGATCAGCTTCGAGAGCAAGAGACTGAAGATTAAAGTTTTACAATAGAGCCTACCGAAAGGCGGCAAAAGGAGAGTGTGATGTCAAAAGAAGCTACCCAGTATGGTCTGGATGCGCGTGAGTTCGTTGAAGCCCCAGTAGAAGTAAGGGTTGACAACGACGGTGTAGAGGATAATATTCAGCAAGAAGCTGAGGTTGAGCTTTCACCCCGCGATCAGATAGCCAATGGCTACCAAGATCGTGAAAGCGGGGATGATGTTGAGCCAGAAGAGATTGAAGTAAAGATCGATGGCTCCACTAAAATGGTTTCGAGAGAGAAGGTAGAGGGTGCTGGCGGCATAGAAGCCTACCAGAAGCGTGCCTCTGCAGATCGAGCTCTCCAGGAAGCATCTTTGCAGCGTAAGCGTGCCAATGAAGAATGGGGGCGAGTACAGGCAGCAAAGCGAGAACTTCAGCAGCAGCAGGAACAGTTGAAGAAAAGTCCTCCACCAGCAGGCGAGGCAGCCAAACTGAACCCACCAGAAGGCGGTTCAAAAGATAGTGAGTTAGCGCAGCAATACCACGACGCTCTGTTTGATGGTGATAGCGAGAAAGCAAACGAACTTTTACTGAAGATAAACGGCGGGACGCAGCAGGCCACCCCAGCAGTTGACCCAGACAAGATCGCGCAGCAAGTAACCGCAAACCTACAGCGGCAGCAGGAACGCCAGCAGAAAGAGACGGCAAAACGCAATTATGATGAGTCTCTTTTAAAAGGGGTCAGTTCGTTTAACGAGGATTACCCAGATATTGCTGGTGACCCGATGCTTTCAGGGTTGGTTGATTCGGAGACAGTGCGGTTACAAAAAGAGAACCCAGACTGGATGCCGGAAAAGATCATCAAGGAAGCAGCGAGTGGGGTACAGAAGCGATTCGTTGATAAGGGCGAGGAGAGACCTTCAAACGTAAGCAAGATGGACCGGAAGCGCAAGACAAGCACACCAAGAGCGGCAAGTGGTAAGGTCAGTAAAAAGACAACACCCGCGCCAGAGTCGAACAAAGATTATGTGCAGCGTCTCCAGAAAGAGCGCGGCATGGGATGAAATTTTAGGAGATTGTAATGGGACAAGTTTGGAATACAAATTCTGCTGGTGGATATATGTACAGTGGAGAACTGTCAGACGTACTGCGAAACTCTTTGCAGCCAATGACGCGCTTCCTTCAGCATTGTGATGCGGAGGATTTTACTGACAAAGGATTAAATTCAGGTGACGCTTTCCAGTGGAATATCTACAGTGATGTAGGTACACAGGGCGGTGAGCTTGCTGAGAATGAGGCTATGCCAGAGACATCGTTCACTATCACTCAGGGCAGTGGTACTGTGTCGGAGTTTGGTAACTCTGTACCCCACAGCGGTATGCTAGATGATATGTCTAGGCACCCTGTTAAGCAGATCATCCATAAGGCATTGAAGAATGATGCGGTTAAGGCTCTTGAGGCTTCTGCTCATACGCAGTTTGCAGCAACGCCACTGACTGTAACCCCGACTTCCGGCAATAGCGCAACAGCTATTACACTGGAGACCACGGGTACAGCGACTGCAACCAACGCTTTGGCGATGAATAACACTCACGTCAAGCTGATTGTTGACCAGATGAAAGAGCGGAACATTCCAATCTACTCTGACGGCAACTATCGCTGCATTGGTCGCCCA